TTTTCGACCCACGCTTCGTTTTCTGGGGTGTTGGGGTCGTCTTTGACGAAGTGGCCTTTCGCCGTCCGCGCCCTGACTTTCTCGACTCCGCCAGTGCTATCGCTACTGCTTGCTTTTGCGGATACCCCTCCGACACTAGCTTGCTGATGTTGGAGCTTATCGTTTGCTGACTCTTCCCTTTTACGAGAGGCAATTTTCTCCTCCTTTATGACTTGCACCATTTTGGCGCGTAAACTACTGGTCATTGTCTATTTCCCTTCATTCTTGCGTTAAGAGCCGCAATATCACGTTGGGTTTGGATTCTATCTTCTGCGACTCGTGTTTTGTCTTCTAAAGCATCCTGTTGCAGCCTTAGACGTTCTTCAGCCAATCGCGCATCCATCATTTCGCGCTCACGCTCAAGCTCTTGTTTTGCATCAAACTCTGAAGACTTACGCTGCATGTCTGCTGCTTTTAGTTGTAGTTCTTGCTGCCTAATCGTAACGAGCGGATCTTCACCCTGTGGCATTGGCTCAACAGATTGCGTAAATTCTTCTGTAAGGTCTGCAATCAGCATAGCTGCTTGACGCTCTATCGCAGGCTGTAGCATCTGCATAGCCTCTGGATTTTGCTGAACCTCCGGTCCCGCTTGCTCCATAACGATCTGCTGTGCTTGCGCCTCTGCCAGCATACCAATATGTTCTTGAATATGCCCTTGAAGCGTTGCCATAGCCTGTGGATTCATTTGAACAACAGGCGTAGACATAATTGCTAAGTGCGTTTCAATATGTGCCTTATGGTCTTGCTGTGGAAATGCTTGCGGCATTCCACCAGTTAATGCAATTTTGTTTTCCATTGCGGCATTCATAGGCATCGGCTGTGGCGGTGGGGGCAAGATCGCATCAATGTTATTAACGCCAAGAGCTTCATACATTTTGCGATATGCTTGGTACAATCCTTGAGGCCCACCGTGAATTTGTGGATTAGATTGAACAAGTTGCAATTGGGTTTGCGCAAGAGCAATGCGCTGGGCCATAGAGAAGATGTTGGGGTCACTAACAGGAAGTACATCAACTCGTGCATCAAAATCTTGCGCAAAAACTTCGGGTCCAAACTCTGTGGACGGCATATAAGGATACATCTGAATTGTTTCAGAAAACACTTTCGCCAGAAGTTTAAACTCGATTTTTTGAGAATAATGCATGCGCTTATGAATCGCAGACATTACCTTAGTGCCACGCTCCATAATCGCCATTGTGGTGCCAACAGGCGTTTCTCCGCCCATCTCACCAATCTTCATGTCAGCCATAGCCGCAAAGCGGCGTCCTGCGTCCACAAGAGTGCCTAGAAGATTGTAAAGGGTACCAGAAGGCTCTTTGAAGGGAAGAGGCATCAAAGAGCTTCTGATATCCGTTCCTGCAACATCTATGTCGCGGAACTCACCCGGCTGAATGGCACTTTCTTCATCGCGGATACGCGCTCCACGAGCCTTGAAACCCGCAGGCAAGTTGGAGAGCGTACCCGCATCAATGAGTTGGCGCAGAATGGACGTAGAAGCTTGTGCCAGCCCACCGATCATGTGCGTCAAGCCAAAGCCGTAAAAACCAAGGCCCGGTAAAAACTTATAATGAACGAAATATTGCTTTCGCTTCATCATAGAGTCTGTTTCTTCATAGTTACGACGAATTGAAAGGATTTGACCCGTATCCTCAATGAGCGTCACGATATAAGGAAGCTTCAAGCCACTAGGTTGACCTTCCCTGTCCATATCTTCAAATCCGGGCAAATCTAAATCTGTATGAATTTCGTATAAAGTTAACTCTACAGACGCATTGCTGGGATGTACGCCTTGAAGTTCATTAATTGTTTCTTGAACTTCATTCATATCTTCGCCGGATTCACCATTCGCAGGTAAATCAACGTCACGGTAGAAACCCGCAAGCTGCAACTTACGAACTTCATTCGAATCCATCTTAATAACATGCGTAATACGTGGACTTGATGCCAAATCAGTAACGCCATATGGCACAACTAAATCTTCAGCATGAACAAACTGGCTTACAGCACGACCTTTAAGCGGATCAAAGTAAACTTTCTTAAACGTAGAACCAATAACCGGAAGATAGAATAGCATTTGATCCATTTCAGGATCATACTCTTCCATTTCGTAAGTAATCATATAGTTCATATAGTCTTTGACGCGCTCCGCCTGCTTTGTCAGCATTTCAGTCTGCGCACCAATAACTTGCGTCCTAATAGGTCCACTTGCAGGCAACATCTCACGATATGCTTGCGCTTGAAACTGCGTTACACTCTCAGCAAGCAATGGGTGAATAACGCCAGATGAACCCTCAAATGGCTCAACACGCTCTTCATATTTCATGCCTAAAAACTCTAGACCTTTTTTGTAAGTATCTTCCCAATCTTGGCGAGATGAAAAGTCATCTTCAATATCGCCAGTCAATGTAGATGAAATTTGACCAAGATCACTATCATCCATAAATTCTGCCAAATTAGAATTAAACTCAATAGCTTGAGTTTCTTCCATTTCGGTGTATTCACCAACAATGGCAGATCCGTCATCAAACTCATAAACACCCGGAGATTGACCCAACTGCTCTACTAAAACGTCCTCACCCTGAATTGGCATTTGACCGTTCATCATTCCACCCGGGCCTACATCGCGTTCAATAGCCATTTTATTTCCTTTTCAAGTGTTGGAGCGAAGGGCGCTCAACCATCACAGAGCAGTTACGCAACGGAAGCGTCTGCACCAATGGGCAGGGAGGAGTCCCATCGGATATCCCTCGCCCCAACTTCATTAAAAGATATCCTTCGATCCGCCCTCTAAAGGCTCCATCTCATCAATATCATCAAAGTCCGTCATAGGACCACCTTTTTCCCAAGCATTACAGACATTTTCAGCCATGCAGGTGAAATCCAGTTTGGTGCAATACCCAACCTCATCACCCTCATCCATTCCAATGCCATTCTCAATGCAATCAAGCATACTAGAACGAATGTTGTAATATTCACATGTTCCGCAAATTTGTTTTTTCTTTTCCCAGTTTTTTACAGAGTGACCGTAAGCATACTCCTGTATGGCATGCTCACGATTTTTGTCGTTTAAATCTGCGTCTTGAGTCGAAAGAGGGCAAACAAACTCCTCTTCCCCCTCATACATATCGTCATCAACAACTTGGTTGATACCAGACCTAAGTTCATCCATATCAATGTTGATAACGATTTTAGCCATTATTTACATCCTGTAAATTTAGTACCTGATACAGCGGCACCACCGCCACGGCAGTTTCCAACTTTGCCGCCGTACTTCATGCCTTTTACTTCTCCGCCATACTCCATCATTTTGAAGTCTTCACCAGAGATTTTACCGTCTTTGTTTTTATCAAGCTTATACTGCTTTCCAGTCAGCCCACCTTCTTTCATCTTTTTAACTTTACCGCCATACATCATTTTTTTGGTTCCTGTGTTACAATGCATCAGTAATACTCTCTCTTACGACGAAAACGAAACTCATCGTCATCGTCATAGTCGGTTGGAGTGGTGATAAAACCACCTTGCCTAAAACGCAGTATAGCCTGTGTCATCGAATCCGCCAAGTCATCATGTTCACCATTCGGAAAAGATGCACACTCTTCCATAACTTCATCAGCAAAATTAGTTTCAGGTGCCCACACCATGCCACTTTCAAATACAGGCGCACACGCATGCATCCGCGTAAACTTATCCGCACCACGACCCGGAGTAAACGGCGTTACAGGAATACCCATACGCCTTAACTCTTGCGTCAACGGCATCCCAGAACCCTTCTGTTCAATCAATATCATGTCTGGATCAAACTCTTGCCATAAATCATGTGCAGCCTGCTTTAACTCAGGAAACTCCCACCGGCCCCTAACAGCATCAAGCAAAATAATATGATCCTCACCTGTCTCCTCATGGTGAAAAATACCCCAAGTCGTTATCGCAGAGTAGTCAGCCCTATCACTCTTACTAAACGCAGTATCATAAGACTGAATGATGTAGCTACATGGTGGAGGATCATCTTTCTCCCATAAATTCCACCACTCTCTCTTAACAATAGCGCCCTCTTCTGCAGTCGGATTCTGCATATACTGGGCATTCCATTTAGCCACAGGAATAGAGGCTTTAACGCCTTCAAGCTCCTTTAAAGACCAAAATTCAGGCCAGAGTGGGCCACCTTTAGGCATAATTGCAGGAAATTCTACAATTTCCCACTTATCAGCACCCTTCTCGCTCTGCTTCTGCAAAACCTTTGCCGTCAGATCACGAATCGACCAACGGGTCATCACAATAATAATCGCACCACCCGGCTGTAAACGCTGCCGTGGCCCAGAGGTGTACCACTCGTAGATATTATCTAACGCAGTAACACTCAGCGCGTCTTGTTCGGAGACAGGATCGTCGATAATCGCAAGGTCAGCGCCGCGCCCCGCGAGAGCGCCACCGACACCCACCGCATAATACTCGCCGCCACCGTTCGTACTCCATCGAC